GGCGGCTTTTGTTCCTTCCGCGTACCCGCCACGTATCAGGTTATCAGCATCGCCCTTGTCAAGCTCAATCACATCGCCTACTTTCAAGCTGACGCTCTCGCCGTCTATATTGGCGATAATGTCTTTCAATATCTTTACGTTCATGTCTAACCTTTCTGTGGGGGGCAGTTACGCCCCCCACTTGTTTGAATCAATTACACCGAAATTACGGTATTCTGTTGGGTGGGTGGCAGTAAGCGGCTACCTCCGAAGAGGACAGCCACGGCGGTTTCAGTTGCGCCACCACTGCCCTGAGATAATGGGCTTATGGATTGCGCTACTTTGAAATATGCACTCATTTGTTCTATAGACATGTCGGCCTCCTTATGCGTGGGCGGTCATGTACTGGAACGCCTCAGCCTGCAGGACTGCCCCGCCTACGCGTTGATTCCAGAAGAAGCCCACCTGACCGTTACCCTGGTACAGGTACGGGTTACGAATCACCCGCAAGGACTTATTCTCCGCAATCATGTAGTAGGAGAAATCACCAAATACGATTGATTTCAGGCCGGAGGTGTGCGCGGCAATTTTGCTCGATGTGCGGACTGGTTTCGTCCACAGTTGCATAATGTTGCCAGCGGGGGTCGGGATGAATTTGAACGGATCGCCGTCCAAGCCCTGAATCAAACCAAGGGTGCTGTCTTTCATCGCCCAGTAACAAGCGGGTGAATCACGGTACTCGCCCTTCAGTTTGAAGAACATTTCGGGGATTTCGCTCGCGGCGATGGTGGTGGCGAAGTCGCTGGTGACAGCGGCAGTACCGCCAACAAACACACCCTGCGGCTGGTTAGTGCCAGAACCGGTGAAGAAGTATTGATTCTCCCACAGTCCGAAATGGCGCGCCACGTGCGCGGAGAGGAAAGGCCCAAGCCCTGCGGCTTCGTCTTCCAGCAACTCTTCCGACACTTTCACCAGGTTGGTTACTTTGTGGATTTCAATTTGCACCTGCGCGAAAGTAGGTTCGCTCTGGTTGTAAGCAGCTTCCTCAGCGGTGCGGGCGGGTGCTACGGCTGCGTTCTCGATGGGTACGTTCAGCTTATCGCGTGAAGTGCCGATCACCTGAGCACCCATGCCACGCATGATAGAGATTTCATCACGTTTGGCAATAATGCGGCCCAAAAAATCTTCCGGCACTAAATAACCGCCTTCGGTAGGTGTTCCTTCCTGCAGGGCAGCTTTCGCGGCGGCATGTTTGTCGCCAGTCTTCACCCAGTACAGAAAAGCATCGGTTTCATCGTCTTTGTCAAACTTCGGAATCCGTTTGACCATCGGGGCTGATTTCGCGGTGATAATCTCGTCCAGTCTGCCATTCAGTTCTGCGAACTTGGCATTCAAGATTTCCATATCAACGGCGGGAGCTTCTTGTTCAGCCTGCTCCAATTCTTTATTCTCGTCCATTGTTTTAGTTCCTTTGTTTTCAATTTCAATAGTTTCTTCAATCGTGGTTGATACCTCAACCGCGGCGCTTACCTGTTCGGCCTTCGCTACCGCCTCCGTAGGAACTTCCACGTTCAACAACTCAATTACTGCAAAATCATTGGCTGGCTGTTTCCAGTCACTTGTTTCAAATAACGCCAACTCACCAACCGGCCATACGTCAATCAAACCAGCCTGCCCCATGCGTACCAAATGCGACACCGCGCCGGATGATGCCCGCGCTTTTGTGGTGTCTTCCAGCACCCGCAACGCCAGCTGTTCTTCGGTGTCAATCTGCGCCTCAAACCAGTGACCGCGCTCGTCACGCCCGGCATACTTGGCAACGCCTAACCAGACAGGTTGTTCTTGCCAGTCGTTAGGATTATCAGGGCCGAAACCATGATAGTATGTAATCGGTACGCTATCGCCTACATTCATGGCGATGTCTGTACCCTCATGGAACGCCTCGCCGTCACTATCACGCCCTTTGATTGGGCCACCGAACGGAACGCCAAGCACCCGCAATGGCGGGCTATCGTATTCGTCAAATCGTTTGAGGGCTTTGTACTGCGCTCGCTTCAAGGCTTGCGCTCCCTCTGGTACTTTTATCTTTACTTTCAGTTCGTTCATAGTTTTCTTGCCTTATCCTGTATTATATCATTGCGCAAGGTTTCTCGCTATTCGCAAAAAGCGCAAAGTCTAAAATTGGTAACCAGCGTTGATCACCTCCTCAAATTGTTTTCTGACCGATTCCTCGGTTTCAGTGCTAATTTGGTCAGTGGTTTTCCAGCCTGTTTCAGCGTGAAACCACGTCTGGCGGTCACCCTGTACATACTGAGCATAGGGGTGTCCTTCCGGTACGAAGATACGCGCCTGCAACGCGCTAAACTCATAAGTCCATTTTGAATACAAACCACCTGCCGCCTCTTTGCGAACGTAGGTACTGCCGGGGCGCTTGCCTGGGTAATCTCTGGCAATGCCGCGCACGTACTGAGCGGAAAACTTGAAAGCATCACGGAGTAACCGCTCTAACTTCTTAGCGCGCAAGTTCTCAATCAAATCATCTACGTTGCTGATTTCAATTTCAATTGGCATCTTCAAGCCCTGCCTCGTATTCTATTTGCCGTTCCTCATTCATTATCTCTTGCCTGATACCGCAACGGCAGCGCGGGTGCATGGGCGGGTACACGCCGTCCCTGATAATATGTCTGTCACGCGGTCTGCATAATTCACACTCTTTTTCATCGCGGGCAGTTTGCCATATATCAACAATGCTCAAACCGTACCTTTCGGCTAACTCCCTGCCGCTTGCCCGTTCACCTTCTACCGTTGCGCGTGTTATCTCTGTCGACGCAATCATTTCAGCCCTGACGGGTGAATAAAAACGGTACAGTTTTTGCGCCACGTCCTCCAGCATGAAATCGCCCTGCTCATAGAATTGTGACAAAGCATCTTGTATGCCCTTGCGGGTTGTTTCAGTAATGCCCTTGACAAGATTGAATGAATAGTTGCGGATAAACTGCAATGAATCGGCTGAGCCTGTTTCAACGCCGAACGTAATGCCGAACCGTTGCGCCGCCGCCATGAAATCATCATAGAATAGTTGTTCTAACTGTGGGCTAAGCACGCGCAACAAATCAGCCTGATACCTGAGCCAATATTCATCATCTAATTTTGAATAATCTGGGGGGTCACCTAACAAGTCCATCATCTCCTCGAAGTGGATACCGAATATTTCAGACAATTGCCTGCCTAACTTGCGCTCTCGTTTCCTGCGCTCCTCATCGGTCATGGGTAGCCCTCCCAGCCTATCAGGTTGTCAAATATCAAATTGGCCTTCGCCTCGTCCGCCTGCTCCAATTGCGCCTGTACCGTTTCAATCAGCACTTCGGGGATAATGTCCGAATAGAAATCTCTCTCACCGTTGGCAGGCTTGCCTGCCTTCAATCTTTTCAGCACGCGCCGCCGCCACACCTGAACCTCGTCCTCAAATGCTTTGCGTGGCTTTTCTTCCGGTAGCACCTCATGCTCCTCAACCACCTCAACGTTACTCTGCTGTAGTGCAAGTGGTCGCTCAATCGTCTGCTCCCTGTACCAATCATCCAGCATGGCATATTCAACGCCCTCTGGCAATTCAATACCAAGCATCTCAGCGGCCACGGCTGGCGGTACTGCCCTTGAGTTCACATAGTTGAAGAAAGCGGTTGCCCGTTCTTCTTCATCCACCTGGAATTGATCCATCTGGTCGAAGTCAAGGATGACCTCGTACCCCATCGGCCTGAGCAACTGGTCGTTGATTACTTCCTGCAAATACTCACCCTCCGGCCTGATTGTATCCTGCCAGAATTGTTGTCGATGTTCGCCAGCGGTTGCGTAGTTGGCGGCATCCTCTAACATAGTTTGCGGGATCTCGAACGCCTGCGCAATCTGCTGCTTGGCCTGCGCGTATAATTCCGGCATCGCCATCTTTGCCATGTCCTGTGTCAATACCGTTGGCACAATTCCATCAGGGCCGGTCTTAATTCCTATCGCTTTCCATGCGTTGCGGAAACCAGTTGCGGCGCGCTTGAACCAATTTTCTAATCTATCCCGCTCATCGTTGCTTGTCCCCTGCGGTATGCCAAGTAGCACAGCGGGCATCGCGCCATGCTCAAAGAACGCCCCTGAGAACTCATTCAGGTAGAATAACAACTTGGCGGATGATAACGCTGCCTCAGCCGCTCCCACACCAAAGCCCACATCATCCAGCGGGTTGAAACGCCGGAAGTAGACAATATCCTCAATCCCTAACGTTTCCTTGCCGTCAATGATGAACTCAGCGGCGTTGCCTGCGAAATTCACCTCGGTTATGTTGGGATTTATCCACTGCACGCCGCGCGTCTTGGTAGCCATGTTGTTTAGCTTCTTCCAAATGCACCCGCCATTCAGCAGCAGCGCGGATTCGGTCAGCGCCAGCATACCCTTGAATGTTTCGGGGTAGAAGGAATTGAACTTGACCGGCCAGCCTTGCGTTTCCATGTCTACTTCTACGCCGTTTCGTTTCAGATGGTACGGTACTGTTTGCAGTGCCTTGACCCTCGCCTGAACTGCGCGGTTGATAAGCGGCACATAGGTATAGGCTTCCGCCGTGCTTTTCACCTGACCGCTGCCGCCACCGTTCTCGAAGTAACGCGCCCAGCCCGGGATTGATACTACGGCTTTGAAGTTCTCATTCTCATACAATGTGTTTGTTTTCATTTTCACGCTCCAAATAATATCAGGCTGCCCGATGTCGCTAATCGTAGCATAAGGGCGCGCGCTATCACGGTGTCATCATTCATGCCGTCCGGCGCGCTGTAGGTACTGCGGTTGGTGTGTCTGTTTACCTTCTGCTCATAAGCATGTAATTCTTGATTCCACACGGGGTCATCAATGAACCGCCATTCTTCCTTCTCCAACGCCAGTGCAAGGTTCTCAATCAATGGCGGCTTGCTTGACGCGGTGGTATTGAAACCAGACACCGGTAAACCGTCCCGCTGTAACATTTCCATCATCGGCTGCCCGATTGAGTTTAGCTCAACCATCAGCGAGGCGATGTTGTACCGCTGTACCATCTGCTTGATACGTTGCGCCTGCACGGTGTAATCAATCTTGTTGAACCTATCGTGCGCTATCTCTCGGCGGCAGTCTGAACAACCGATACTAATAGCGGTATAGTCCTGTTGTTTTGCCCAGTCCACGCCTGCGATGATATTGTGACCCATGTGCTTCTCAAACTCATTGTCGGCAGGCTTGTATAAACAATTGGCAACGTTGCGAAATACAACGCCCGCATTGTCCACAAACTCCGCCATGTACTCCTGCCTGAATAAATCCAGCGGGGTAGATTGGAAGGCGTTCACAATTTCTTCAAATGGTATTTCGGGGTTCTCGTAGCGGCTGGCTTCCCTCACCAATTGCCCGCCCTCTACCCTTATGCCGATGGTCGGTATCTGCCAGCACATAGAGTCATCACGGCTGAGCGCGTTCACGTATTCTTGGTAGAACCAGTTGCGACCTTTGGGCGTTCCGATAAGCCAGGCATCACCGCCGTTGTCAATGAGCATGGGCCTGAGTACACCGAACCAGGATTCTTGTTTCACGTCTGCCACTTCGTCAATAACAATCATGTCTGCGCTGTGACCTCTGGCATTATCGGGGTCGTCAAGGGAGCGAAATACAATCTGCCCGCCTGTAAGAAAGGTGGCGCTCATTGTCTGCTGTACAAAGTTTACATTGGCATCCTGACAGGCTTGTTTTGTTTCCCGCCAGCCAATGCGTACCTGGTCGAACGTAGGCGCTCCCCAAAGTATGATCTTACCCTTGATTGCAGATTCTACCGCAATCGCCATGACAAGCGTAGTCTTGCGCCAGCGTCTACCGGCAGATAGGTAGTTGAAGCGGCGCGCCTCCTGCCTTACCAATTGTTGCCCGGCGTGCGGGTACGGCAATCTAATCTTCATCGCCCACGTCCCGCCAATCGTTCACAAATTCAATCGTTAGCTTGCTCTCCCCGCTGTTTTCCACATAATCTTTCAGCTGCCCGTAATGTTGCAACATCGTTTTCAAAGCATCTTTGCGGTCATACATTTCTATTTCTGTTTCGATAATTTCTTTATCATCATCAGAATCGTTTTTGCCTATAATTGTCGTGACCTTTTGCTTTATCTTGCGAATGTTCTTTGCCTGCTCTTTTACGTTGCCATCTTCATCAAGCAAATCAACGATAAATCCCGAATGCGTTATCTCCATCAAGTCTGTCAAATCGCCACGCGCAATGGATGCAATTTCAAGAAGTGCCTCCTCCGCCTTCATGGATGAATTTTCAATTTCTTTTTGAATTTCAACTTGAATTTCAGGTTTTTTCAATAATTCGTGACCAATTGAGCCAGCAGAACGTTCTGAATAGCCAGCATTCAACGCCGCTTGCGTAGCGTTCCAACACTGTAGATATTCGTATATAAACTTCTTCTGCTTGTTGGTCATTGCCTATTTCCTAATCGTTCCCACAACGCACAAAAAGGGCTGTTTTTCGCATTTTGCGGCGCTGTTGGTAGTATCTATCATTGTACCGCTTATTTTTGCAAATTTCGCCATGCGTCACCTTTCTATGCGTCATCGGTTTTCCTAATCTGCCAGAACTCACCTGATTCATAGATGAAACATTCACTCTCCCCACATATATGCGCATCGGGATATGGGGCATCATTTATCCAGTAGATAGGTTGGTCAAAATCTGCCACAACCTTTTTAGACGACCAGCTTGTTTTCGCCTTCCCTGTAAACCAGTACCAACCATCTTCTTTCGGTAAGCCGTCAATTTTTACAATTTCCATCTGCTTTTCCTTCTCACTATGCGGCACGGTAAAAGGCACGCCCTTCGGTAAAACAATTTTGGTTGGAAAATCGCCAGTGGGCATAATCATTCACCTTTCATCAGGGTCAAACTGCGCGCAGTATTCGTC